GCGATATCTTGAGGGCGGCGTGGGATCTTGAGTTGCCGACCCCCGAGAAAATTGTCCTGCTATGTCTTGTCCAGCATTACAACCCAGATACAGGTCAGTGTAACCCGAGCTACGACAGACTAGCAAAAATGACGGGTCTGTGTCGGAGAACAATATCGAAGGCATTCCGTGGCCTACGCGACAAGGGGCTAATTGGGACCGTAAAAACGAAACTGACTCTGCAATGTTCTTTATCTTTTTATGTGCACGAGGTGCATGGCAAACATGCACGAGATGCACAGCACGAAGCAGAAATGCCGAGCAGAGATCAGCTTGATATGCACGAATGGAACCGACGGCTGAGAGAGATTGAGGATGCCGAAAAACTGGAAGGGATAGATTGATGGCAAAGGCGAAGGTGAAAGCGAAAGCGAAGGTCGGAAGGCCCAGTAAATTTGATTCCGTGGACCTCAAGGACGTGGAAAAACTCGCGCTCAAGGGATGGAGCGATGAAGAGATGTCCGACTTTTTTGGTGTAAATATAGCCACTTGGACACGATGGAAACAGAAGCATGAAGAATTTCGCACAGCCTTAAAGAATTGGAAGATTGAAGCCGACAGTCGAGTCGAACGGTCTCTGTACGAGCGAGCCAGAGGATATTCGCATCCCGAGGAAAAGATATTTTGCCAGAACGGTGAGATTGTTCGAGCCGAAACGGTCAAACATTATCCTCCCGACACGACTGCGTGTATCTTTTGGCTAAAAAACCGTCAGCCCACAGAATGGCGGGATAAACGCGAGATCGAGGGGCAAATGACCCTATCCCTTGCGGATCTAGTGTCGGAGCTAGGAGACGATGGCTAAACCCACTCTTGCGAAGCATGAGGCCCTGAAGATGTTGGGGGCGTATCGCAAAGATCCGGTGCTCTTTGTGCGCAAGGTCTTGGGCGCTGAGCCTACTGAGCAGCAGATACAGCTCTTGCAGGCGGTGGCGCCGCCAGGGGCTAGGGTTAGCGTGAGGTCTGGGCATGGGACGGGGAAGACGACATCGCTAGCGTGGATTATACTTTGGCATGTCTCTCTTTATGGGGACTGCAAGGTTCCCTGCACTGCCCCCACAGCGCATCAGTTACAGGACCTCCTTTGGCCGGAAGCCAGGAAGTGGGCTGATAAGGCCCATGTTTTTTTCCGGTCGCAGATTCTTTTTTCAGCAGAGCGCATCTGGATCGAAGGGGCAAGGGAGATGCAGTTCGCAGTCGCACGGACCGCTAGGAGTGATGCTCCCGAGGCGCTACAGGGTTTCCACGCGGAGAGCTTGCTTTTTGTGATCGATGAAGCCTCTGGTGTTCCTGAACAGGTTTTTGAGGTTGCGGAAGGTGCGCTATCGACTCCCGGAGCAAGGGTTGTCATGTGTGCCAATCCAACCAGGACTGACGGGTATTTTTACAGGTCGCACCATCAAGAGCGTAAAGACTGGGTCTGCCTGCATTTCTCCTGCCTGGATTCCCCTCGGGTGGACCAAGCGTACATAGACCGCATGAGAGGCCGGTATGGAGAGGATTCGAGTATTTACCGTGTCAGAGTACTCGGAGATTTCCCCCTCGCGTCTGATGATGTGCTTATCCCTCTGTACGAAGTTGAGGGGGCGATTGCCAGAGATGTCCAATTCCCCGCAGAGCGCAAAATTGCTGGGCTGGATGTTGCACGGTTTGGCGATGACGCAACGGCTCTGGTTGTACGTCAGGGGGGAGCGGTCATCCGCATGGACCAGTGGCGCAATCTGGACCTCATGCAGACCGTTGGGAAAGTTAAATCTCTCTACGATGACAAACAGTTCTCGTTGGTTGCAGTGGATTCTATCGGCCTCGGTGCAGGCGTGGTGGATCGTTTGCGGGAGATGCAGGTGCCTACGGTCGGCGTAAACGTCGCTGAGGCTTCGAGCCAATCTGAAAAATTTATGCGGTTACGTGATCAGCTCTGGTGGGCGTGTCGGCAGTTTTTTGTTGAGCGGCAGTCTCGTATAGATCCAGACCTTGAGTTACGTGACGATCTGATCGGGGAATTAACGGGCATCAGATATAATTTTACCTCGAATGGAAAGATCAAGGTTGAGGGTAAAGACGAGATGAAGAAGCGGGGCCTTACATCGCCAAATTTGGCAGATGCACTCTGCCTGACATTCGCTCAGGGCGTATCTGATGCTCATACGGGGACGGTCAAGGCTCGGAAGGTTGTAGTTAAATCAGCACAGGGTTGGACATGAGCGAGAAAGATAACGATACATTCCGGCAACTTGCGATAGGCGTAGGGCTCTGGCTCGTTGTCCAGCTTGCCGGGTCAATCTGGTGGGCCTCCGCGATCACCACCCGGCTCGGTCAGATCGAGGAAAGCATGATCCAGACGTCAGAAATCGCCATGCGCCTTGCCCGAGTTGAGGAACGAATGGTGGCTCAAAACAATCTGCTCTGCCAGATCCAGACTGAACTGGTGGAGATGCGAAAGAGGAGTGTAAGATGATGGAAACAATACTAAATTTTGTGACAAGTGCAGGGTTTGGGGATTGGCTTTTGGCTATTAGCGGGCTGGTCGCTGCATCCACGGCAGTCACCGCTCTGACCCCGACAAAGACGGATGACAAGGTGGTCAACGTGGTCCTCAAAGTCCTCAATTTCTTTGCCGGGAACTTTGCCAAGAACAAGAACGCTGACGACAAGTAAATGGGCCGAATTGTTGAACTTCTTCTACTCATCGCATCCCTGGCAGAGCGTGTGCTGGCAAAGATCAAGGCGACCAAGCGGCAAGAAGACGCTGACGCTTTGCATGATGATCCTCGCACTTGGTATGTGGATCACTTTAGCGGGATGCTCGACGATGATGAAATTGCCAACGAGACCACCGAAACCGACACTGACGATTGAGCCCCGGGGTGATGGTGGGATCTGTCTGGATCGAGTCAACGCTATTTTGCTCGGCGAGTATATCCAAGCACTAGAGGCAGGATACGAATAAATTTTCGCCTTGGGTTGTGCAGGGCGAGAGCACCCGACAAGCGGGGGGAGCGCTCATCCCTCCCCCCGATACAAGGAATGCCATGGATGCAATCGGCTATATCATAGAAACGGAAGAGGGTTGGATTGTAGTCTCTATGTTTGGCGAAGTGATCAGAGAGGCTAACTGTTGAGTAGCCACAGGACGCTCAAGAAGATAAAGAATAAGCTCGGGTGCTCGTACACCAAAGCACAAGCGGTTGTCTGTCAGGAAAAACGCAACTGCCAGAAGCATAAGACAAGGCAGAAGTACACACGGAGAGAGTCACGGTACTACGATACGGAAGGCATTGAGAGGTTTTTTAATGGGTAAAATCTCCGACATCACAGAGAACAAACCTCATGAGGTCATGACTGTAATCTGCCCGCACTGTATGCATCCGTGGGTGGCTGTGTTTCCAAAGGACACAAGAGAGCTTGAGTGTCCAGTGTGCGGCGAGGCATCGAATGTTCCAGAGCAACAGCCTGTCGTTTTGCTGAAAACATCAAAGCATAGTTGACAATTCCACCGAGGCCGAGGGTGTCCCCTCGTAATTCCTTAAGGGGCCTCGACGGATTTACTCAAGCCCCCGGCTCCTGTGTAGGGAGGTGGTCCAAATCTAGGCGGTGTGTAGCCGTTTGTGCGGTCGGTCAGGCCGGAAGTCGGGGCATATTTCATATTTACAAAAGGAAGAGTCATGCCGGGAGTCGGATTGAGGGTTATATCGAGCGCAGAGATGGAGCGCACGGAACGCGAGGAAGCGAAAAGGCGGGCTGACGAGATGCAGAATCAGCCGGTGATCCTCGGTCTGGCCGCGTATGTCCGGTCTGCCTGGGATGCTGCAAGGGATGCCCGGCAAGAGATCGAGATGCGGTTCCTTGAGTGCTTGAGGGCATGTAACGGTGAGTACGACCCTATAACCCTGGAGCAGATCAAGAAACAGGGCGGGACAACCGTTTTCATGATGCTCACTGACGAAAAGTGCACCATGGCCGAGGCGTGGCTGGAAGAGATTCTATTGCCCGCTGACGAGTATGCGTTTGGAATCGACGATTCCCCGGAGCCGGATCTCCCCCCGCAAGTCAAGCAGGAACTCGAACAAAGGGCCAAACAGGAAGCGGTGGAGCAGGCCCGGCGAGAAGTTGTCTCGCTGGTCCATGCAGGCCAGGTTCCGGACATGGAAACGGCCATGCAAATGCTCGAACAGCTCATGCAGCAACGGGCTGAAGAGGTCAAAGCAGGGTTTCAGGAAGAAATCAGGGAGAAGGCCAAGGAAGAAATCTCCAAGCTGGAAACAACCATTCAGGACGAGGTGGAGGAATCCGGGTGGGAACAATCCCTTAAGGACTCCATTTCTGACATTGTGCGGTATCCTGCCGGGTTTATGAAGGGCCCTGTTATACGCAGAAAGCCTGTCATGGTCTGGAACGGTAGTGAAGCAGAGACGCAGGACAAACTTGTTATTACGTGGGACGCTCCTAGTCCCTGGGACATCTATCCTGCGCCCAATGCGTCAGACGTCAACGATGGATACCTGATCGAGCGGCACACGCTATCCAGAAGCGATTTGCAGGGCCTGATCGACGTTGACGGGTATGATTCCGATGCAATCAACGAGGTTCTCCGCGAGCATGGGCAGGGAGGGCTGTCTGACTGGATTTTCGACACGAACGGGACGTCTCGTGATCACCTCGAAGGCAAGTACCGCAAGGACATTTCCCCTGACAAGAAGTTGGACGCTCTGCAATTCTGGGGTAACGTGCAGGGCCTGAAGCTCCTGGAATACGGCATGGACCCTGAACTGATCCCTGATCCTGTCAAGGATTACGCCGTAGAAATATGGCTCATAGGCAGGTGGGTCGTCAAGTGTACGTTCAACCCAGATCCTCTCGGGAAGAAGCCGTACTACAAAGCCAGTTTTAGGGACAGAAAGGGGTCTTTTTGGGGCCTTGGGCTCCCGGAGATAATCAAGGACAGCCAGCAGGCGTGCAACGCTTCTGCACGCAATCTGGTCAACAATATGGCTATCGCCTCGGGTCCACAGGTTGGGGTTGACGTGAGTCAGCTTCCGGCAGGCGAGGATATTACCGCGTTGTATCCATGGAAAATATGGCAGGTAGACAGATCGAGAGGCGGGGCTGCTTCCGGTGCTGGCTCTACGCCCCCGGTATGGTTTTTCCAGCCGAATCCCTTCATCTCCGAATTGCTCAAGGTTTACGAATTTTTCAGCTCCGAAGCAGACACCAAGAGTGGCATCCCCAAATACGCTTATGGATCGAATAATGGGTCCACGGGTGCGCTCTCTACGGCTACCGGCTTCTCGATGATGATGAATAACGCAACGAGAGGGATTAAGCGGGTGGTCAGGAACATCGATTTCGGCATTGTTCGCAAGTCCATCCAGTCCCTTGTGGAGTGGCTACAGCTTTACCGGCCGGAAGAACTTAATGGCTATGCCGGAGACATCAGGGTTTTTGCCAGGGGGTCCAGCTCACTGATTGCCAGGGAGCAGCAGGCTGTTAGGCGAAATGAAGCCTTGCAGGTGGTCATGAATCCATTGGTGATGCAGGTGGTCGGAGTTGATGGGTTCGCCTCACTGCTCAGGCAGGTATTCGACGGGTTGGACATCCACGATGTTGTCCCGACTGAAACAGAGATGTTGCAGCGTAATCGTATGCAGCAATCGCAGGCCATGATGCAGCCACAACAGCAGGCGATGCCCCGGGGCAGGGAGATCAATCCGGCAGGCGCGGTGAACGGGGATCAAGCGGTTTAGTTTTTTCTTTCCCAAAATAGGCACACCACACTCCTATGATCTCAATAGGCCCATTGGTTTGTCAACGGTCAAGCACTAAGTGAGCATGGACACAGTAAAGAAAGATTTCAAAGCGTTGCACTCGGTCGGAGAGACCTTTTCCGGGCAGGAGGTCCGTGGCTGGATAGAGCGGAACATGCACCGTGAAATGGAAAAGCTGATCGGTGAACATAGTGAAGTTGCG